AATTTGATCATATGGAGTATGAATTAGTAAAACTTGCGATTGACAAGGCTGCTGATAATTCAAAACGAAGTTTTGGATATGTAAATAGCATTTTAAAGAATTGGTTGCAAAATGGTATCAAAACTACTGTGCAACAAGAAGAAGAGCAATTAAAATTTAACAACTCAAGGGGATTTACTAATTCTATTGATAATCAATCAGAACAGGAGGCTAAGAAAGAATGGGGATTCTAGAATTAATCCAACAATTTGAAGAAAACTTCTTTCCAATCAGTGATCAGAAAAAATCCCTTCTTAAAAAGCAATCAAAAGAGACCGTGATAGCTTGCTTGTCAGATATGGCAAGTTGGAAAACTTGTGGAGGTAAGCTGACATGGTAACTGATGCTTTGGAAGAAATGGCTCTCTCTTATCAAAGAAATACAGAAGAACAGGACGAAATTTGCGACAAACACAAAATTCCTTTGATTAAGATTATTCGTACAAATGATGTTCTCTGTCGCTTATGCGAATCTGAACGGATTCATGCTGAAAATCAGATAAGAGTCAACAAGCTTGCTGATGCAGAATACGAGAGAGAACGAAAGTTCTATCTTGAAAAATTCTCTTTATATGATGATGTGCTGAAGAATGCTACTCTTGAGAATTTTGACACACCTACTGAAAAAGAAGCTGAAAAGTTGGAATTTGCCAAAAAAATCTGTAAAGAGTGGGTAGACGGTGCCAGAAATAATGTTATTTTTCAAGGTGAAGCTGGAACAGGTAAGAGCCATCTGGCATTTGCGATTATGAAAGAATTGTCATCAATCACGAAAAAAATCGCCATCTTCATCAATGTTACTGACTTGCTGATGAAAATTAAGACGGATTTCAGCCAGGAAGAGTTCCTGGTAAATAAGATTGCTAGCGCAAAATTCTTGGTATTGGATGATCTTGGAATGGAAAAAGATAGTGACTGGTCTTTCGGTATTCTTTATAACATCCTCAATAAAAGG